GCCGGGCCTGCTGGTTCGAGCAGGAGCAGCCGTCGCCCTCGGTGTGGTTCGAGATCGTCGGCCGGGCCTGCTGGTTCGAGCAGGAGGGCACCCCATCGACGTTACCCTACCGATGGGGGGTGCCCTGCCCCAGGGTCGCGCAGGGCAGACCGCATGTCCTAAGGGGGAGGCACGCGGACAAAACTGACCCTTTTGCTGGCCGGCTGTTCGCCGGCCAGCAGCCAGCCGTTTTCCGCTCGAGCGCCGACTCCTTTGCACGCCCCAGTAGCCTTTTCATAGGCTTGTAGGCATGAAGGGTCGCCCGCCAACGCCGAAGCACATCCTCGCGATGCGAGGATCGAAGCACGCCAAGAACCGCGAGGAACTCGGCGCGGCCCCGGCTACACCGATCACGGCTCCCGAGTGGCTCAAGCCTCGAGCCCAGGAGATTTTCGCCCGTGTTGTGAGCTGGTTGGAAGGCATGGGCACCCTGGCCGAGTCTGACGAGCACGTCATCACTCGGTACGCGACGACATACGTCATGTGGGAGTACGCCTCGCAGCAGCTCCAGGCGTTGGACTCGGCCTACGTCGAGGTTCTGGCTCCCGACGGATCGATCCGTTTCTCTCGGCCAGTGGCAATGGCGATGCAGGCAAAAGAGTGCGGCGAGGCGCTTCGGCACCTCGAGACCGTCCTCGGCCTGACCCCCGGCGATCGAACCCGACTCGGCTACGGAGCCGTGAAGGTCGTCGTCGACCCGATGGATGCTCTCCTCGCAAAGCGTGGTTGATATCCGCGACTTCATCGGCCTGCTGAAGCACAGTCGTGGCGACTTTGCTGGGCAGCCATTTGTCCTGCAACCATGGCAGGACGAGTATCTCGACCGGCTCTTCAACACGAAGAAGGCCGACGGTCTTCGCCAGTATCGAACAAGCCTGCTCGCGATCAGTAGGAAGAATGGAAAATCGGCCCTATCGGCCGCGATCGGCTTGTATATGCTCTGCTGCGATGACGAGGGGGCCGAGGTGATCGTCGCGGCCGGCGACCGCTCCCAGGCGGCGCTGCTGCATACTGCGGCGAAGCAGTTCGTCGAGAGCTGCCCGTCGCTGGCGAAGCGGTGCAAGGTCTATCGCAACAGCATTGTCTTCCCCGAAAAGAATTCGACCATGATCTGCATTTCTTCGGAAGCAGGCACAAAGCACGGTTATAACCCGAGCTGCGTGCTGGTCGACGAATATCACGTCTTTCCCGACCGGGAGTTGGTCGACGTACTCGAGACGGGTACTGGTGCCAGGAGTCAGCCACTCACGATCTACATCACGACGGCCGGCACCGACATGGACGGCCCTTGCTACAAGGACTGGCAGCGGGCGATCAAGATTCGCGATGGAGTGCTCAAGGACGAATCGTTCCTGCCGTGCATCTACGCCGCCGATCCCGAGGACGACCCGTTCATCGAGGAGACGTGGAAGAAGGCGAATCCGAACTACGGAATCACGCTGAAACCCGAGTATTTCCAGCAATTCGCCCAGAAAGCAAAGGACTCGCCGACTGACGAGGTCGTCTTCCGCACTCTGCACTTGAACCAGTGGCAGAAGTCGGAGACGAAGTGGATCAGGCATGGAGCCTGGGACGCCAACAGCGAGCCGCTGCGGCCGACGGCAGGGCGGCCGTGCTGGTGCGGCGTTGACCTCGCCAGCACATTCGACACGACGGCGTTCGTGGCGATCTGGCCTGCCGCCGATGGGACGTATGACGTTCACGCCCACTTCTTCATCCCCGAGGAGAACGCGCACAAGCGTTCCAAGGAGGATCGGGTGCCGTATCACGCCTGGGCAGATGCGGGTTTTGTTACACTAACAGATGGCGACATAACGGATTACGACGCTGTCCGCGACTACATTCTCTCGTTTTGCGAGAAGAATGCGGTTCGGGGTATTGCAATCGACCGCTGGAATGCGGTGCATCTGACGACGCAACTGGTAGCGGAGGGAATCGACGTTAAGCCGTTTGGGCAGGGTTTTGCGAGCATGAGTGCCCCCTCGAAGTTGCTCGAGACACTCGTCGTCAGCAAACGACTCAGGCACGCCGGCAACCCTGTTCTGGCGTGGCAGATGTCGAATGTTCAAGTCAAGATCGACGATGCCGGGAACATAAAGCCTACTAAGAAACACTCACACTCGACGGCCCGCATCGACGGAGCGGTCTCTCTGATCATGGCCCTCGGTATCTCCAGCAGCGAGAACCACGGCAACACCGACGAACCAACCCTCATGGTGCTCTAGCGTGGACAGGATCGACGAGGAAGTCTCCGATCTGATTGAGCTTCGCGGCAATCTCTCCCGCATTTTCGAGGAGATTTCCAACACTCGACGCACGGCCTCCGGCGTCACGGTCTCGCCTGAGACGGCCCTAGAATGCACGGCGGTTCTCGCCTGCGTGAGGGTGCTCTCTGAATCGATCGCCAGCCTCCCGTTCAACGTCTACCGCAGGCTCCCCGGCGGCGGCAAGGAAATCGCCGAAGAGCAGCACCTCCACGAGGTGATCTGCTACCAGCCCAACTCGTGGATGACGGGCTTCGAGTTCCGCGAGTTGATGCAAAGCTGGCTCCTCCTCTGGGGCAACGCCTACGCCCATATCAAGGGAGGCCGCCAGGGCGGCGTGACCGAGCTGATCCCTTTGCATCCTTCGCGGATGGAGGTCAAGCGGCTCACCAACGGCAAGCTCCGGTACTATTACACCGAGCCGACGACGCCGATCCAGCCACAGATCAACGTGACGGAATATCGGCAGGACGAGATTTTTCATTTGCGGTGGCTCTCGTCGGATGGGGTGACAGGCTTTGTGCCCACGACCCTCTCCCGAGACGCTATCGGGCTGGCCCGTGCGACCGAACTGCACTCAGGTGCGTTCTTCGGGAACAACGGGCAACCGGGCACCTACATCGAAACCGATCAGCCTCACAAGCCAGAAGTGCTGGCTCGTTTCAAGGAGCAGTGGAACGACGCTCACCAAGGCCCGATGAACGCATTCAAAACCGTCGTCATGCCGTTCGGTTTTCACCGCAAGCAGATCGAGCAGCGTAACGATACTTCGATGCTGATTGAGACCCGGCGCTATCAGTGCGAGGAGGTCTCGCGCGCCTATCGCGTCCCAGGCCACTTGATCGGCGACTTGTCGAATGTGCGTTTCAGTACGGTCGAGCAGTCGGCCATCGACTTCGTCACGTTCAGCTTGATCCCGTGGTGCCGCCGATGGGAAATGGCGTGCCGCCGCGATCTCGTCGTCGACGACAAGCAGTATTTCTGCCAGTTCGACACGAACGCCCTGATGGTCGGCGACTATGCGGCGCGGTCGCAGTTCCTGCGGGAGATGGCGAACCTCGGTGCCCTGGACATCGACGAAATCCGTTCGCAGATCGGCTACAACCCGCTGCCCGACGGCCAGGGCAAGAAGCGGTTCGTTCAGGTCAATATGCAATTGCTCGAGGCGTTCACCGCCGAGAACCCGACCGGCCAGAAGCCACAGCAGGAATCGTCGCCCACGCCGCCTGCTGGCGTTGACGGTACGCCTGAGCCGGCTGCCGCCGACGCTCCCGCAGCCGCCGAGGACGCCCGACAGGTCGCCGGCGCCGAGGTGCTGTTCAAGACGAACCTTCGGCGACTCGCCACGGTCGAGGCTGACGGCGTGCTCGAGCGCCGCAGCAAGCCGGAGAAGATCGCGACGTGGTTCGATCAGACGAGCCAGCGGATGCGTGAAGAACTCCGCGAGGCCGCAGAGGCCACTGGCCGAGACATCGATCAGTTTGTTGGGGACTGGGTGAACCGCTCGCGAGAACTCTTGCTTGAGTGCCATCGCAGTGGGCAGAAGTACGAAACCGTCACTGAAGGCTGGTGCGACAAGCACCTGACACACGATGCCGCAAGCACCTGAAGGCGTGATCGACGCCCTGCAAGCCTCCGTTCGGCTGCACATGACCGCCGTTGAGACGTATCAGTCGCAGGCCGAGCACTTCGACCGATGGGGCTACGGGAAGCTCGCCGACGCCGCCCGCGGCGAAGTCGAAGAGGAGCGCCGCCATCTGCATGAGGTGCAGTCGCGGCTTGAATACTACGACGTTCAGCCGACCTACGATCACGACCAGCCCGACTGGCCTCGCCATGACTTCGAGGGCATCCTCGCAGCCAACCTCTCGCTTGAAACCGCCGCCGCGGAGGCCGAGCGAGCCAACGTGACTGCCTGCCGCGCCGTCGGCGACGAGATTTCAGCCGTCATCTTCACCAAGTTGCTTGAGGGCAGCGAAGAAGCGATTGCGGCGAACGAAGCAAAACAGCGTGTGATCGAGCAGATCGGTGTGGACAACTACCTCGCGAATCAGGTGACGGCATGAGCAATGAAATTGAGCGGCGCACGACGGTCTCGGACGCGACGATTGAGTATCGCGACATGGGGAATGGCGAGAAGAAGCCCGTGATTTCGGGCTACGCCGCCGTCTTCAACGCCGAGAGCCGCAACCTGGGCGGGTTCGTCGAGACGATTCATCCGAATGCGTTCGATGAAGTGCTCGCCGAGGGGCCGGATGTCATCGGCGTGTTCAATCACGACCGCAATCTGCTCCTGGGCCGCACCGGAAACGGGTCGATGAAGCTCACGAAAGACCCCTATGGTCTTCGTTACGAGATCACACCGAACGAAAACACCTCCATCGGCCGCGACGTGGTCGAGTGGGTCAAGGATCGCACGGTCGTGGGGTCGAGTTTCGCCTTCGCAATCAAGCGAGACGGTGGTGATTCGTGGTCTACGGACAACCAAAGAGGTATTCGCAAGCGTGAAGTGCGTGCGATCGGCCTTCTCGAGGACGTTGGGCCGGTCGTTCGGCCTGCATACGACTCGTCCAGCGTGGTTGTGAGTCGCCGAGCGATCGAAATGGCCCTCGGCGAGAGCCACAGGCCCGTCCAGACGATGGCGAACGCGGCGAAGCGCGGCTTGAAGCTCGCCCAGAAGGCAGAAAACATCGATTCTCGCCTCTTGTGCATCGCCGAGCGTGTCGCGAGCCGCGAAATCGTCTCTGTCGAGGAGGTTTCGTACCTCTCGGGCGTCTACGAGCGCTGTTTGGCGGCGAAAGTGACGGGCTGGTCGGGCACGCCGGCCTGGATTGAGTGGCAACTGGCCGGTGGAGACGCTGGACAGAAGTGGGTGGATCGGCGTGCGGCTTCTTCGCAAGAAGAAGTCGCCCCGTCGGTGGACTCTGTGACTGAAATCCCTGCTGCCGACGCTCCTGCCGAGGAACGCGCCGCCTCCGACGTGAACCTGAAGCCCACCGCAGGCATGGCCGCCGCTGCGAAGCGAGGTTTGGCTCTGCACGAAGAGGGTCGGTCGGGCGATGGGCTCAAGCCGGAGACCGTGGCTCGTGCCGGCAAGATCGCCGCTCGCGAAGAGCTGACGCCCGAGCACGTTCGCGAGATGCGAGCATGGTTCCGTCGCCACAAGGTCGACAAAAAGGCCGGCTGGGCGACGAAAGGCGCTGAGACCCCTGGCTACACCGCCTGGGCGTTGTGGGGCGGAGACGCCGGCTGGCGTTGGAGTGAGGCCAAGGTCTCGCAGATGGAGCGTGCCGCTGGCAATCGCGACATCGACGAAGGCGAGGAGTACGAATCCATGCTCTCGCCCGCGAACCTCGCCCTGGCCGAGTCCTACGACGCCATCGCCGAAGAGTACGGTCAGTTCTCGCAGAACGACGCCCACTACATGACGGAGAATCCGTTTGCCAAGGACGGCATGAAGTGCAGCAACTGCGTCTTCTTCGAGAGCGAGGAAGGCAGATGCTACATCGTGCAAGGTGAGATCGCCGCTGACGCGATCTGCAAACTGTGGATCATCCCCGAGGAGCGTATGAGCGAAGAAAAGAAGCCAGAGCCGACCACGGCTGTCGACGAGAAGGCCGCTGAAGACATGCGGGCGGCGAAAGAGCAGATGGACATCGACGTGAAGCTGGCGTCACTGAAGGCGACAATCCTTCGCACTCAGTTGCACGGCGTTTCAAAGGGCTGATAGTCTACATAGAGACACATTGCTTCACGACGGATGTCGTGGGGAGCAGTGCGAGCGTCTTGAGGATTCAAGCACGCGGCGCGCTAGCGGGTACACCCGCCGGCCGCCGCACATCGCGATTGGCCGGCTCAAACTAAGGAGCAGGCAAATCATGGCGTCGAATCTCAAGCGTCTTCAGGAGCGTGCAGCGGCTGTCGCAGCCCGCATGACCGAACTGTCCGGTGTCGAGGATCGCTCGGCCGAACAGACCAAGGAACTCATCTCGCTCGGCACCCAGGCCGACGACCTGAAGACCTCCCTCGAGTTCGAGGAGCGGATCGCTGCCAAGGAGGCCGAGCTGCGTGCGGTGGTCGAGAAGGCCGCTCCCGCCCCGGCCCCGGTTGCCGAAGTGGCCGCCAAGATCGAGGACAAGAAGGTCGAGATTCGTTCGATCCAGCCTCACCACACCAGCCTTCGGGCGTTCAACGATGGCCCCGAGGCTGTCGAGAGTGCCTACCGCTGCGGTCGGTGGCTGCGGGCTCACATCTTCAAGAACGCCGAAGACCTCCGCTGGTGCAAGGATCACGGCGTCGAGAGCCGTGCGATGGGCGAGAACAGCAACTCGTCGGGTGGCGCCCTGGTCCCCGAAGAGTTTGCGGCCCGCGTGATTCGTCTCGTCGAAAACTACGGCACGTTTGCCGCGAGCAACGTCGAGAAGGTCACCATGACCCGCGACACCCTCGTGATCCCCAAGCGGGTTACGGGCACCGCAGCCTACTTCGTGGGCGAAGGCACCGCGGTGAATGAGAGCGAGCCCACCTACGCGAACGTGCAGCTCATCGCGAAGAAGCTGGCCGTTGGCACTCGGATGTCGAGCGAGATCGTCGAAGACGCTCTCGTGTCGATTGCTGATGCTGTGGCAGTGGAGTTCAGCACCTCGCTGGCGCTCAAGCAGGACATGTGCGGGTGGCTCGGCGCGGGCGACTCTTCGAGCGGCGGAATTCACGGCGTGGTGCCCAAGATCAACGACGGCACTCACACCGCTGGCGTGCTGACTGCCGGCACGGGTGCGACGGGCTTCGAGTCCCTGACCGTGACCGACTTCATCAAGCTCATCGGCCGGATGCCGCTGTACGCCCGCCAGGGTGCAGCCTTCTACATCTCGCCGGCCGGTTTCGCTGCCTCGATGGCCCGCCTCCGCTACGCGGCTGGTGGCAACACCGTCGAGCAGGTCGGTGGCGGCGTGAACGAGCAGTTCCTCGGCTATCCGGTGAACCTCGTCCACGTCATGGACGGCACGCTCGGTGCCGACCCGAGCAAGGTGAAGGTGCTGTTCGCGAACCTCGGCCTGTCGAGCATCTACGCTCGTCGCCGGGACTTCTCGGTCAAGATGTACGACCAAGTGTACGCCACGACCGACCAGCTCCTCCTCCAGGGCACGCTCCGCTTCGACATCAACCATCACTCGCTCGGCGACAACACGACTGCCGGCCCGGTGATTGCCCTCAAGACCGCGGCGTCCTGAGCCTAACAACCAAAACCTCAAGGAAAGGAACCCCTAGACCATGATCCACGCCCAGAATGAAAAGGTTGTGGCCTCCGTCCCGGCTTCGGTCGGCTCGAGTGCCGTGACCCTGACGATCGACACGCTCGGCTATGACCACGCGAGCGTGACCGTGATGCGGGCCAGCAACGCCTCGACGGTGTTTGCCAGCGTCCTGAAGGTTGAAGAGTCGGACGACAACTCGTCCTACTCGAACGTGACCGGCCTCGTGGGCGGCACCGACTTCACGATCCCCGTCGTGTCCGACACGTCGGCCGTCGCGGTGGTGAAGCTGGATGTCGACACGAAGGCGAAGAAGCGTTACCTCAAGGTCACGGCGACCCCCGCGGTCAGCGTGAACACGGTGGTGACGGCTGGGCTATCTCGCGGCGATGCCCCGACGACTGCTACTGAAGCTGGCTGCATCGGCTGGGTTAAGGGCTGATTCCCGAATTGCGGGACGGCCATGATGGCCGACAAAGGCGCATGGAGGCGCGCCCGCTCCACACAAGGAGCGATCCATGCTGATCCGAGTCGGTAACGTCGAAGCGGAAATCAAAGTCGCGGCGGTGATGAGCACCCCGCGACTTGGATTCACCGACAATTTCTTTTGCGTCTCGTCGGCGCTGGCCCCTCACGGCATCAGTCCCATCAAGGTGACGGGTGCTTTCTGGGGCCAGTGCCTTCAGCGAGCGATGGAACAGGTCGTCGACACGCACGACGTAATCCTGACCATCGACTACGACACCGTCTTCAACTCGAAGACGGTCGAGGCGTTGCTGGCGTTGCTCCTGCACTCTGGGTACGACGCCATCGCGCCGCTCCAGACCAAGCGGGAGGCCAATGCGGTCATGTTCGCTCTGGCCGGAAGCGACGTGGACGAGAAGACGACGGTGGACGGCGACTTCTTCCAGAAGGTTGTCCAGCCGGTTGAGACCGCCCACTTCGGCCTGACGTTCCTGCGAACGGCGGCCCTCAAGAAGATGAAGAAGCCCTGGTTCCTCGCCAAGGCGAACGCCGACGGCGAGTGGACGGGCGGGCACGTCGATGAGGACATCGGCTTCTGGAAGAACTGGGCTGCGTGCGGCAACAAGCTCGGCCTTGCAACGCACGTCAGCGTCGGCCACGCGGAGTTGATGGTCACATGGCCCTCTCGGACGGTCGAGGGCGGCAAGGTGCAGCAGCACACGACTGAGTATTGGAACGGCGGCCAGAAAGCACCGGATAACGCCTGGGGGCAAGTCAATTGAAGATTCGCGTCCTCCAGAATTTCGACTGCTACGAGAAGGGGCAAGTCTTTGAAGACTGGTCTCCTGGGATGTGCGACATCCTGATTCGTCGGGGGCTGATTCAGGAGGTCGAGACCGCCGAGGCCGCGCCGGTGGCCGTCGAGCGGGCCGACATGACGACCAAGACCGTGCAGAAAAAGAGGCGATAAATGGACACCATTGTCTTCGGAACGCCGCAGAAGCCGACAGCGTCAATCACGCCGTTCCGTAGCCTCGTCCGCATTACCCCGCCGGCCGTGGAGCCGGTCAGCCTTGCTTTCGCCAAGCAGCACTGCCGCGTCGACACAGAGGCAGACGATCTCTACATCCAGTCACTGATCGCAGTGGCGAGGCAGTATGTAGAGGACGTTCTGGACATCACGATCTGCACGACCGTCTGGGAGGTCAAGTACGACCTGTTTCCAGTCTGGGCCATCGTCCTGCCGCGGCTGCCGATGCTTGATCGTGCGGTGACGGTGACTTACCGAAGCGGCGACGGCACCTACAGCCAGCTCTCGAGCGCCACCGACTTTCAGGTGGACGCCAGCGTCCTCCCCGGCCGCATCTACCCGCAGTGGGCTCGCTCGTGGCCGGCGACTCGGGGTGACGAGAACTCAGTGACGGTGCGGTACTCGGCGGGCTACGGCGACGACGGGCAGGCCGCGCCGCCCATCGTCAAGCACCTCATCCTTCTCCTCGTGGCCCACTGGTACGACACTCGTCAGCCGGCCGTCACCGGGGCTCCGCAGTCGGTGCCGCACACTTTCGACACGCTTCTGGCCGCCGCCAGCATGGGGGTCTACCGATGACTGTACGAGCCAGAATCGACGTTGACGCCGTCTACCACGACGCCGGGGATACGTCTCTGACTGTCGGCGTGCTCTCAGAGCACATTGCACCGTCCTTGACGACCGCGCAGACAATCAACGGCAGTGTCGGCACGGCCGCGGTCCAGATCGTCGGTGCCACGCCGCTGTCGACGCTTGTGGTCAAGAACACGGGCTCGAGCGTCTTGCGGCTGGCCGGCAGCATCAACGTGTCGGCGGGCAGGCTGGCCGTCCTGCCCGTGACGGCGACGATCACGGTATCGGCACCATCTGGATCAGGCACCTACACCGCTCTCTGGATGGGGTGATCGATGATCAACTCAGGCACCATGCGAGAGCGGGTGACGATCCAGCGGCCGGTCGAGAGCCAAAGCTCGTTCGGCGAGACGACGTTGACCTGGGTGGACGAGGCCACGGTCTCTGCCAGCATCATGGGCGTCAGGGCTGCCGACTACTTCGCCGCCCAGCAGGCGGGAGCGTTGGTCACGCACCGAATTCGCATTCGGTTCTTCCCCGGCATCACGCACCAGCACCGCCTCCTGTGGCGTGGCCGCGTGATGGAGATTTCCAGTGTGCTTGAGCGAGAGACCCGCTCAATCCATGAGATACTGGCGAGGGAGGAAGCGACATGATTACATCCAGCAACCCGTCGCCCAGGTATGTCGGCGGCGAGTCGTCCCTGGAGCGGACGAAGGGTTTCGTCACCATCCAGACGGCCGGCATTCGCGAAATGGCGAAGGAACTGGAGCGAATTGCCGGCAACGCCGCGCCTAGGCTCCTCATGGACGCGGTCGTTAAGGCATCGCGGCCCATAGCAGTAAAGTACGCGGCTGCGGCGAGGCAGATGCAGGCTACGGGAAATCTCGCAGACTCCGTTACAACCGAGAAACGTCCCTACGCTCGAGTTGCCGTCGCGATCACAGGCCCGCGACAGACAGGCCCAGTCGGCTCGTCTGATTCAGCCGTTTCTGGAAACCACGCATGGTTGGTCGAGTTCGGCTCAGGGCGGCGAAAGCCTGGAACGCAGGGTCGACGCACTTACATCAACGTCCACACGATGATCAATCGACGCATGCGGCTGCACTCCTCGTCAAACGACGCCCAGTTCGCCAGGATGTCTCGGGGATACTACTTCCTCATGGGCAGCATCGACGAGCCTACTCGGCAAGGGAAAGGTCGCGCGGGCTACTCTCGTGACTTCATGCTCGGGAAAGACGGCCGAAGCGGCGAGCAGCACCCGATCACGCTGCACCCAGGTGAGACGATTGCACCAATGCCGGCGCATCATCTCATGGAGAAGACAATCCAAAGCACTGCTGGAGCGGTTCAGTCGCTTCTTTTCGCCGAAATCAACGCTCACCTAAACAAGCGCTAATGATCATTTCGCCAGAAAAGCACGTTTTCCAGAGACTGGTCACAACGCCTGCCGTGGCAAGGCTCGTCGGCTTTCAGGTCTACCCGATCGCCGTACCGAAAACGGCCGCTCTGCCGTTTTGCGTCTACAAGAGGAACAACATCTCCCGAGAGGCCGCACTTGTCGGGCCGATCTACCAGCCTGTTGTCAATCTTCAAATCGCATCCTGGGCTCTGTCGTATGACGGTGTCCGCGAGCTTGCTGACGAGGTGCGACTGGCTCTGGATGGCCGCATCGGCACCCTCTCGGGCGTTATAATCAGTGATATACGGCTCGTGTCGGAGACAGACGATTTCCTAGACCCGGCGGCCGTGGGAGCCCAGCTCCCGCCTGCATACGAGGTTCGACAACTATTTCAGATTCGGTGGTCTGAGGCCACTGAATAAGACTTTAGCGCAAGGAGGCGCACTATGGCCGGTGTCGCAGCAATGGGCGTGACGATGACCTATAGCGGTCAGACGCTCACCATCACGAGCTTCAATGTCAACGACACGATCGACAATGCCGACGGTTCGCACCTGGGCATCCCAGTCGGTGGTCGTCGCGAGTACGTCCCGACGTTCGTGCAGCGTGAAATCTCCTGCGATTACATCGCCACGACGGTCGTTACGGCTCAGACCGGCGCAATCGCGATCTCTGGCCCGGTATCGTTCACGGGCGGCGCAACCCTTCAGTCCTCGACTGTCGGCGGTGCCCTCGGCGACCTTATCAAGGGCAGCGCGACTTGGCGGGTTGCCTAACGCCAGGGAGGTGACCCGACATGGCCGGGGCCACCGCACACGGCGCGACGTTTTCGTTCCTGACATTCAGAGGAACTCTGACAGGCATCTCTGTGGAGATGCCCACGGCGGAGGTCACCAACATGACCGACGCTTCGGATGGTCTTGGATACACTTTTATGGTGCCGACCGGCGAGTGGGCCGGCGGCACCATAACGGTGGACTTCCTGACCACGACCACCGACCCGCAGACTCTCGTCAGGAAGGTCGGCAATCTTTCGTTCTCCTCGGCTGGCTACACAGTCAGTCGACGGGTGATCTGCGAGTCTGCGTCCGTCAGCGCGCAGGCAGGCGAGCTGGTTCGCGGCTCGCTCAAGTTTCTCATGACTGATTATCGAGGCACATAGTCGGCAGGATGCCGCACCGCAAGCACTTTCTGGAGCAGATTGACATGGCACTTGATCGTAAAAGCATCCTGGCAGCCGACGACGTTCGCAAGGAGAAGTTCGCCGTCCCCGAGTGGAAGGGTGACGTGTTTCTTCGTGTCCTCACCGGCACCGACCGCGATCGTTTCGAGGAGTCCTACGCCGATCAGAAGATGAAGGCGTTCCGCATTCGCTTCTTGCTGCTCGCCCTGTGCGACGAGGATGGCGAGCGTCTCTTCAGCGACGACGAGGCCGACGTGCTCGGCAAGAAATCATCGGTCGTGATCAATCGCCTCTTCGAGGCCGGCTGGAAGCTCAATGCCTTCACGCAGGAGGCAGTCGATGCCCTGGGGGAAGATTCGCCGCTCGGCCAGAACGACGTTTCTACTTCCGCCTAGCGGCAACGCTGGGGATGAGCGTCAAGAGGCTGTTGCAGGAGGTTGACAGCAAAGAGATTGCCGAGTGGTACGCATTTGATCAGAGGTGGCCGCTGCCTGACCCCTGGGGCCAGACGGCGCGACTGTGCAGGGTGATCATGGCATCGTCAGGGAGCTACAAGAAGAACGACATCCCCGACGAGGCCGCGTTCATACCAAGCGTCATTAAGCCGGAGCAGACGCAGCAACAGGTTCTGGCCGAGCTTATGAAGTTGAACACGCCAATTCAAGGATGAATCGATGGCAAACGGCTATCTCGGCAAGATCAGCGCGATCGTTACGGCCAATACATCCGACTTCCAGGCCAAGCTGGAAGATGCGGCTGGCGGCGTTCGCAAGTTCTCTCGCGAAGTGCAGACGAACATCACCAAGGCGATGGGTGATGCCGAGAAGTCGATTCAGAGCATATACACGCCGCTTCAGAGACTCGAAGGGTCTCTGAAA